CTTCTGTCGTTGACTTTGTAGGAGGTTATGGATTTGGCGTTCAGTTGATGAACTATGATTTGGTCTATCGAACCGATGGCGAACAAATCATCAAATATCGTCAAATGCACGATCATGCTGAAATCCAAACAGCCGTTGATGACATTGTAACACAGGCTATTGTTCTCAATGACAAGGCAGATCCTGTAAGTTTGAACTTGGACAAATCATCTATTCCTGCTGCGACCAAGAAAAAGGTCAAGTCTGAATTTGAAGAAATCATGCGTTTAATGCAGTTCAACACCCGTGGTGCTGAATTATTTCGCAAGTGGTATATTGACGGTCGCCTCTATATCCAAATTCTCATGGATGAAAAGAAGCAGAGAAAAGGAATTGCAGAATTGCGTGTGATTGATCCTATAAAGATTCAAAAAGTCAGAAATATTGAGCGAGAAGTCGGAGATAATGGTGTAAAGTTTATCAAGCGAATACAAGAATATTATCTCTATTCTGCCGATGATTTTGTCGGAAATGGTCGTGATACGATCAATTATCGTTATAGCAGCGAAGGCATCATTCTTCCCCATGATTCCGTTGCTTATGCAAATTCGGGATTCATTGATCCTTCAACAAAGCGTGTAATGGGACATCTACACAAGGCAATCAAGCCCCTGAATCAATTGAGAATGCTTGAAGACTCTATTGTGATCTACCGTATTTCCCGTGCTCCAGAACGCCGTATTTTCTACATTGATGTCGGTTCTCTTCCAAAGAACAAGTCCGAGCAGTATCTTCGTGATATTATGAACCGATATCGCAATAAGTTGGTATACGATACATCCACAGGAGAACTTCGTGACGAAAAGCGTCATATGTCCATGCTTGAGGACTTTTGGATGCCCCGCCGTGAAGGTGGAAAGGGTACAGAAGTACAGACGCTTCCTGGAGGTCAAAATCTTGGAGAGTTGCAGGATGTCGATTACTTCCTAAAGAAACTCTATATCTCGCTTCATGTTCCACCATCCCGTTTCAAGGACGATGCAGGATTCAACATGGGCAAGGCTGCTGAAATCACCCGTGACGAGGTTCGCTTCACCAAATTCGTCAATCGTCTTCAGAGCAAGTTCTCTGAGATTTTCATGCAGTTGCTGCGGGTTCAACTTATTGCAAAGAATATCCTAACAGAAGAAGAATGGAAGGAATATTCGTATGACTTCTCATTTGACTTTGCAAAGGATTCTTACTTCTCTGAGTTGAAGGAAAACGAGATGACAATGACTCGTCTGCTCACTATGCGTGAAGTAGAACCATATGTCGGTAGATTCTTCTCTAAGAATTGGGTCAATAAGAACATTCTTCAGTTGACGGATGATGATGTGGAGAAGATGAAGTCTGAGATGGAAGAAGATGCAGCAGAAGCGGCTGCACAGCAACCACCGATGGGAATGGAAGGCGGATTGCCTACAGATCAGTCTATGGTTCCACAAGGCGCATTCGGAGCACCAATGCCACAGCCCGAAATGGAACCACAAGATGTAGGAATAGATGAGATACAATCTGAATTGGGATTAGAGGATATTCCCGATATTGAAGGTATTTCTGGAGAAGAGGAAAGCGGAACAGGTGGAGTTGTAAAAGACAGCGTTGATTGGATGGTTTCATCATTTGATGATTTCTATCATCATGTTGAGGGAAGAGGTGTTCCACAAGTAATCTTAGAAAATAAGAACATACCCTTTGCATCAGGAAAAACAAACAACATCTCTCCTTTTGGAGCGAAGATGCTCAAAAATACTCTCGAAAAAGTGGCTCAAAAACAAGATTTTCATACATAAATAAAGCAATCGGAGAATAATATGAATACAGAGATTATCGACTTTTTACGCAATGTGTCCGATGAAAACATTATTGCTGCTAAGGAAAGCATCAATACCGCTCTTGCCCGCAAGGTAAGCGAGGCTATTGGTAAGCGAGAAACCGAAATCAAGGACTCGTTGTATAACGGCACAAACAAGGAAGAATAATGTATCTGATAACAGAAACAACCCATAGAGATGTACGCTTTCTGACCGAGGCAAACGAAAAGGGCGAAAAGCAGTATTTCATCGAAGGCATATTCATGCAGTCCGATGTAAAGAATCGCAATGGGCGTGTTTATCCTCAACCTATTCTAACAAAAGAAATACAGCGTTATAATGAGGAATTCGTTCAGAAAAACCGTGCAATGGGAGAATTGGGACATCCCGAAGGTCCTACGGTGAATCTTGAGCGTGTTTCCCACATCATCAAAGACCTTCGTGTTGAAGGCAAGAATGTATATGGTAAAGCCAAGATTCTCGAAACCCCTATGGGTAAAATTGCAAAGAATCTACTCACAGAAGGCTGTATGTTTGGTGTCTCGTCCCGAGGTATGGGTTCACTTCAAGAAAAGAACGGTGTGAACTATGTACAGGACGATTTTATGCTTGCCACCGTTGATATTGTTGCAGATCCTTCTGCTCCTAATGCCTTTGTTAATGGCATCATGGAAGGCAGAGAATGGGTCTTTATCGACGGTGTAATCAAAGAACGCCAAATCGAAAATTACAAGAAAATAATCAAGAATTCTGCTCGGCGTGACTTGGAAGAAAATGCCGTAAAGATATTTCAAGATTTCTTGTTAAAACTGTGATTTCCATACATACGAAAGCAATGAACCTTAGAATAAAACGGAGTATAAAGCAATGGCATATAAAACAAAAGTAAAGGTTGAAGAAGAGTTGTGCGAAGGATGCGATAATCCAGAAACAACTCCAGTGACTGAAGCAAAAACAATGAAGTCCATTTCCAAGGCTGCTCGTACTCAAGTGCAAGATGAGTACGACATGGAAAAGGAAGAAAAGGGCTGCTCAATGGAAGAAGCCTCAGAGGAAGACGAAAAGGACATGGAGGATTCCGAAGAGGAAGACTCTGCTGCCGACGATGCAGAAGATGCCGCCGAAGACGAAACTGATTCCGAGGAAGACGATATGAAGGAATCGTTCAACGAGATGTTCAGCGGTCAGGAACTCACCGAAGAGTTCAAACTGAAGGTGAGCACACTTTTTGAGGCTGCTGTAAACAACCGTGTAAGCATCGTTGAAGAGCGTTTGGCAAACAAGTTCACCGAACTTCTAGAATCAGAAGTAGAAGACATTGCCAATGATCTCACCGAAAAGGTCGATTCATACTTGAACTATGTCGTCACCGAGTGGATGGAAGAGAACAAACTCGCCGTTGAGCGTGGAATCCGCACTGATGTTGCAGAATCCTTCATCACGGGCTTGAAGAACCTGTTCAACGAGCACAATATTGCTGTTCCCGAAGGTCAGACCGATCTCTTGGACGAGACAGCCAACAATCTTCAGAAGGTAACCGAACAACTCAATGTTCAGATGAAGAAGACCATTGAACTCACTGAAGAACTCAAGAAGTACCAAAGAGCCGAAATCTTTGCCGAGACAACTGATGGCTTGTCCTCTGCTCAGATCGAAAAACTCCGTGGATTGGCAGAAGGCATGAAGTTCTCTGATAACAGCGAATTCAAGGCTAAACTGAACATCCTCAAGGAAAACTTCAGCAAGGCGACAGCCAAGCCAACAGTATCTTCTATTCAAGTGGAAGAAATCGAAGAACCAAAGACCCTCAACGAATCCACTTCACCCGATGTGTCTGCCTATCTCAAGGCTATGACACGCAAGGTAAAGTAAAACCAAAATTAAGAAAAAACTACATAACCAAGTAGAATCTACAATCTTCAAAGGAGAGAGAAAAATGGACACGACAGCACTATTGACAGAACAAGCACTGAAGAAATGGAAGCCAATTCTTGAGCATCCAGAACTCGGCGCAATCAAAGACCCATACCGTAAGTCAGTTACTGCCCTCATGCTTGAGAATCAGCAACAGGCTTTGAATGAAACAGCCCCAGTCAATGCATTGGGTGCTGGTTTAGCAAATCTTGCACAGACAGGCAACTCATCGTTGCAGTCATTCGATCCAGTAATGATCTCATTGGTTCGCCGTGCAATGCCAAATCTGATCGCATATGATGTCTGCGGTGTTCAGCCAATGACAGCACCAACAGGCTTGATCTTCTGCATGAAGTCTCGCTATGCTGGCAGCAGCAATACTGTTGTTGATAAGACACAGGCTGAAGCAATGGGTCTTACCGCCGTTGATACCTTCTATTCGGGTACAGGCCCATATTGGGGCGGTACATACGGACCTGGTCTTGGTGGAGCAACTCTTGCATCTGCTGAAGCGGCTCTAGCAACACTTGTTGGCAGTGCTGGTGGTATAAGTGCTGGTCAAGGCGCATACTCTGGTATCGCAGACACAACTGGAAGATTCGAAACAGCAAACGGTGGATTCAACGAAATGGGCTTCTCAATTGAACGCACATCCGTCGTTGCTCGTTCTCGTGCATTGCAAGCATCATACTCTGCTGAAATCGCACAAGACCTCAAGGCTGTTCATGGTCTTGATGTTGAGACAGAGTTGGCAAACATCCTCACGAACGAAGTTCTCGCAGAAATCAATCGTGAAGTTATCCGCACAATCTATCAGGTTGCCAAACTCGGCTGCAAGCAGTCACCACTCTCCTCGGGTACATTCGATGTACAGTCTAACTCCGATGGTCGTTGGTCAGCAGAACGCTTCCGTGGACTCATGTTCCAACTTGAGCGTGAAGCAAACACGATTGCCAAGGAAACTCGTCGTGGTAAGGGTAATGTCATCATCTGCTCGTCGGATGTTGCATCTGCTCTCTCTATGACAGGCTTGCTTGAGGCAAATCAGGCTGGAGCATTCGGCAAGGATGTAGACGATACAGGAACCACATTCGTTGGAACCATCGGTCGCTTCAAGGTATACATCGACCCCTATGTACCAGCAGGAACAGATTTCGCCGTTGTCGGTTATAAGGGTACATCCCAATACGACGCTGGCTTCTTCTATTGCCCATATGTTCCTCTACAGATGGTTCGTGCAATCGACCCAACGACCTTCCAACCAAAGATAGGTTTCAAGACTCGTTACGGCTTTGCAGCAAATCCATTCGCAACAGTTGGATTTACCGTATTGGATTACAACGGTGGTATACAGGCTCGTACCAACACCTACTACCGCATCTTCTCAATCACCAGACTCCACGGTGTGACATCCGCCTGATAGTCTAAGAAGATAGATTCTAAGGTTATGCTGGA